AAGCCCGGCACGACCTCGGTACGGCCCGACTGCGCCGTGGATCTGGTTGTGCTGCCGGATGCGCCGGTTGCCGAGCCACAGAAGGTGGCGCAATGAAGGCCACCGGCTCCGATCTGCGATGACATATCGTGAGCCTGGCTACGATTTTTCTAGGCGTATATACTCAGCAAGCCATTCATTGAAATGCGCTTTAGAATCTGCTCCCTTGCGTTTTCTATACTTGCGGGGCGGCTTCTCTTTTAAGGGCTTGTGACGAACAAGCTTGACCATATCTCGTGGTCCCCAACGCCACGTTCCATTATGTAAGACGGCTGTGAAGCCCTCTGGTGGTGGGCCAATAAACGTAAGAAGATATAGTCGGTGCACCCGCACAAGCGCACCACCAGTACAAAGATGTATATACTGGTATCCTTGACTATCTACTTTCGGTTTGATGGGGTGGCCGTTCTTACGAACGTTGAATTGGTTTGAGACTTCCCAGTCTGCGGCACCGCTATAACCGTCGTAACCTTTGATTTTAGCCCATTGTTCCATATGTTACCTATAGCGTCGCGACTTCGAATCGATTTTGGCCTTATCGCAGAGCCACAATTCGATTTTAAAGTCGCGACGTATATCTAAAAATCGATCGAAAATAACCAATGATCGACGATTTTATTCGTGCTGCACCCAGTCGCGGCCACCTTTTACCCAGAGGGCCATAGCACCTTCCTCGAGGTTCTCCCCATTAAAGAAGATAATATGCTGTATCGGGGTATTTAGTAGCATCTTAGTACATCGCATACAAGGCGCGTGTGTTACGTAGATCGTTACTGCTTCAGGTAACGCACGGCAATTCAGAAGCGCGTTTTGCTCTGCATGTACTGCTTCGCACAAGTCAGACCCCTTTGGAAGTCCAAAACCAGAGCACACCTTATCAGTGCAGTGCTCAAAGTGGGTGGGCACACCGTTGTAACCAGACCCTATGATAAGTCCTCTGGCATCTACGATGACCGCCCCCACCTTAAGCTTAGCACAAGTACCTCGTGTTGCAAGCGTACCTGCAATATCCATCATTACACTATCTAGATCAGGTCTCATCGATTTTCCTAAGTAGAATTGCTGCAATTGCGGGCTCTGGACTTTGCCATCCAGGTGGTTTTGCTGCATCGTTTTTATTACCTCTCTTTGTAACGCCTCGGACTTTCTTCATGTTGGCGCTATGCACTACGTTCCAAATATCTTGGAACGGAAGACCCATTTGCCACGCAGTACCTAATGCTACGTAGACGATATCTGCTAGCGCGTCGGCCACCCCTACCATATCCCCAGACATGCCAGTTGTTGTAAATTCCTCCACTTCTTCATTTAGAAACCTAGTTCGTTCAAGGATAAACTCATCTGATATGATTCCTACTTGCGTAGGTTTTTCAAGATTAAGCACATGTTCATGAAATTCCTCGATATCGTCATACATTGAAGGCATAATCAATCCTGTCAAAAGGGTCATAATCAGAAAGCTTAAAAGTAGTAGGCATAAAATTTAGTACTTTAGTCTTAGGCTCAAATTTATATGTAGGAAGTTCTCTTGGTATTCTATCAAGTTGGATAGCTACTTGTTCAATATGATTCTCATAAATATGTGCGTCACCTAACATAAAAGTCATAAACCCATTTTCTAGCTCTAGTTCTGTGGCCAAAGCAATTTGTAGAAGTGCATACAAGGCTACATCAGTGGGGAGACCTACGCATAAGTCAACCGAGCGCATGTAAATACAAGAATCTAAAAACCCACCCCGCCTTACTGAGTACTGCGCAAGCAAATGACATGGTGGAAGACATCCTTGATCAAGCTCTGCAGGATTGTATGTTGTTAATAGATGTCTACGCGAATGTGGTTCTTTCTTTAATCCTTTGATTAATTCTGTAAGTTGGTCAACACCATTAAAGTTACGCCATTGTGCGCCATAAATTTTGCCTACAAACTGATGCTCTGGGGTAAGTCCCTTATTGTAAGGCCATGCTGCAGCATTTGCATCCCAGTAATTACAACCCCATTCCTTGAATTCATGTAATGCTTGTGAACCACGCACAAATGCAGCAAGCTCTCCCAAAATACCCTTTATATGCATCTTACGTGTAGTTAGCAAAGGGAAATACCCAGTACTCATATCTGCTACTTCAAGCATTACACCAAACAGAGATCTTGTAGGACCATTACGCCCTTCTATAGTTTCGCCATACCCAATAACCTCTTCAAGAAGCTCTAAATAACTCTCTTCGTAGCCCATTAGATCTTCTCCAAATTGTTAAGATAAGCAAGATAAAACACGGCGTAGTTAATCAAGTCTAGTATAGTATCTTTTTTACTTTCAAAATTCTCAGTAGTATTAGTTGACACCAACGACAACAAACGACATTGCTTCACATGCAACATCTGTACATATGAGGCATCTCCAAAAGGGAAGTACTGGTCAAGTTCAAGTCCTTTGTTATAATCCTGATGCTTCTTGAGTACCAGCACAATTGCTGGGTTAATCAGTTCAAGATATTTCGATCTGTCCATTCAATCCTCCAATGAATAATGGGGAGCACGATGGCTCCCCATTATAAGTTTGTAGCTTGATTACGCAGGTTGTTGTGCCGCTTGCGCCTCACGTGCCGCTTGCGCCTCACGTGCCGCTTGCGCCTTAGCAAGCATCTCAGAAGCTTTGGCTTCAAGCTCTTCCGGCGTTGGACCAGCAACGCCCTTCTTCATCGCAGTGCGGTAATACGCAATGCAACTCGTGGTCGTCTTGGCCGTCGGGAACTGGGTCTTGACAGCTTCCAGCACTTCTGCGTTGGTCTTGCCAAGCGCGATCTGTTCCTTGGCAAAAGCGCCAACGCCTTGCGTCGGACCACGCTTGCCACTCGAATTGTACTTCTGGGTGTCACCCGTCGCAGGCGCGGCAGCCTCGGTGGAGGCTGCACCAGTATTTTCCAGTGCGGCAACGGCGGCACGCGCAGCTGCAAGGTTCTTGAACTCGGTAACGGGTGCGCCGGGGTTCAGTTCATTGTGCTTGGCGATCAGTTCGCTCATGGACATCTTCTTCAGATCAGACATTATAACTCCAAATGTAAGGTTAGGGAAACTGAGTCGTTTCTCGACGCAGTGAAAACATTATAACGCAACGGAATTCAGTTGTACACCGTTGTTACACTTTGTTGCACATTTTCTTTGAGATGCCTAAATACCATATCCTGGTCAGCATCTTTCATAGACATTACTTTTGATATTACACCATCTATAGTTCCTTTCGCGTTTAACAAGTAGTTTCTAACTGGCTTTTCCTGGCCGCGGCGTAGTAACCGGGCAATTTGCTGGATGTAGTCTTCCAGGTTATATGTTTGGGTAAACCAACAAATTGCAGAACCCCCAAATTGCAAGTTAAGCCCTAGTGACCCCGCCTGGGGCTGTATAAGCATAATAGCTACGTCACCTGTATTCCAGGCCTCCACAGTATTTTGCATTTGCATTTTGTTCATACCCCCCTTAATGTACAAAGCATCAGGGAAGCGAGCTATCAAGCGCTCAAACTCATGATCAAAGTTATAGGCTACCAGTAGCGGCTCGCCTTGTAGTTCGTCTACAAGTTCTGCCAGGCGATCAATTTTAGCGCTATGAATACTATCCCATATGTTGGGGCTAGAGTAGACAGCGCCTCCAGTAAACTGCCGGAGTTTGGAGGTAAGAACACCAGCATTAGCAGCACTGACAACGCCAGAATTGAGGCGTAGTATGAAATCATTCTCGAGCTCCTTATACTGCTTCATTACCTCCTTGTCTAACTCGACAGGAATTTCAATATTCAATAGGGGCGGTAAGTCGAGCCATTCTTTGGGGTCCATGTACATGGCCAGATCCTTGATCTTCCCCACCAGCTCCTCCGCCTTCTCTTGGGTTATTAGATAGCGGTATTGGTCCCAAGGATCCTGGTGGAAGTACTTCGACCTGAAGTGCGTAATGTATCGTCCTAGTCTCTGCCCCAGGTCCAGGATATAGCACTGTCCGAAAAGATCCATGAGCCCGTTTGCAGCCGGGGTCCCGGTCAAGCCCCACCGAAACACAAAGCTTGGCAATAGCGGCTTCAAGATCTTGTACCGCTTGCTGCTCGTATTCTTTAGCCTCCGAATCTCGTCGCATAATAGTACCTTAAAGTTATGCCCCCGCGCTAAAATGGGAGCGGCCCAGGCTATGCCATCGTAGTTCAAAAGTACTATATCATAGTACGGGTCATTGAGGATTAGTTCTTTGTCCGGGCCATGCGCTAAGCCAACTTTCAAGCTCTGAAATTGGAGCCATTTCTGGGGTTCCGCGAGCCACGTAGTCAAGCACACGGTCAAGGGCGCAAGCACAAGCATCCGCGACTCGTATCCCATCGATGATAACATCTCCTTGGCAGCCAAAGATATGGAGGTTTTGCCCATGCCTGGTGGCAAGAACAAAGCACCCGCAAGTCGACTTGCTAACCATGTTACACCTCGTTCTTGGTACTCGGCGGGTACCCAAGGTTTTGCAGCAAAGCCTTGAATAGAAGCATGTTGTCCACCTCCTCCGCTTGATGTTTCATCGCTCGGAGTTCCGCTTGCCAGTGCTTCTGCATGCCCGTCAGCTCCTCCCCCTCCCGCTTGAACTCGAGGAACATGTGCCCACCAGTCGGGGTTAAAAGCATCCGATCCGGAAAGCCCTTCACCCCCGCTATCTTTATCAGTTTGCATCCTAGTCCTTCTGCATACCGTCTACATGCGCGCTCTACTGACGACTCAGATCTTAGTATTTGCATGGGCCGCCCTTTGTCTTCGAGAAGTTACACCACCGGCAATCATTAGAAGGCGTAGGTGAAAACACCTCATCTTTGTATAAAGGCTCTACGTATCTTTCATACTTTTTACGAAGCGTCAAGAGCTGCACCGCGGGGTAGGCGCGATCGTATATTTCCCCAGTGTCAAGAAACCAAAACTCTGCGCGCACTTCTTCAAGCTCTGGGTTTGCTGCGTGAAGGGCAATAGCGTACAACTCGATTTGTTCTGTAGACGGTATCCTATATTTGCCAGATTTAAAGTCGATCGCCGTACCTTTCGCGCCCTCTGTATAAGAAGCATCCATCTTGACGCGGAGCCAGGTCTTTTCACCAAACCAATCGGGCAATTTCGACCAGTCTGCCGAGAAACCCAAAGCTTGTTCTGCCTTGAAATCTTTCTGACGTAAAGCATCTAAAGCATCCTTCCATGCAGCTACTTCTGGAATCAAGTCGGTTACCCAGCCATTAAGGTATGACTCAATGTTCTCGTGCATCTTTTGTCCTCGCTCCATGGCGGGAGAGCTTTTAGATGGCAGCTTTTTAATGAACTCGTAATAAAACTTAGCTGGGCACTCACGATACTTATCCAGCTTGCTAAAACCCCAGGCACCTGTAAACATCAAGACCTCCCAATGTAGTTGGAAATTTCTTCTGAAGTACCCTTCAGATCGGCAAAGTTATAAGCAATAGACTCATCGCTCATTACTTTGTACTTCAATACATCTTGAAAGCTGCCATTTACCGCGTCTTCAAAAATGGTACGCTCGAAGTTAATACTTGCAATGTCATCTGGTACTTGTGTTACTAGTTGATCATGCACTGTTAGAACAAGCTGCCCGTAGCGCGTACTTTCAGCGTAGCGGATCATTGCTTCTTTAGTTTGATCCGCGGCACTACCTTGGATTTTGTAGTTGGGCAATTTGTACTCAAAAGACTTGAATACGCCCTTGACTACTGCAGGCTTTTGCGCATAATACTTACGCCCGCCAAGTGTTTCTGTATAACTACGCGAACGGCCAATTGCATTCAGCTCTTTTTGGAACGCTTTGATTTCCGGCAAGGCTTCAAGGTATCGTTCTTTGATTCGAGTAGCCTCTGAGACTGTATTGCCAAGTGTCTCTGCAACTCTTCCAACTCCTGCGCCATACAGTACTGCAAATCCAAGAGTCTTTGCAACTTTACGTGTAATACCTGCAATTCCAGCTGCAATAAGGTGGACATCTTTTGTAGGATCCTCTTGAAGCGCCCTAAGAAGCGCGCCGTTAGTAAAGTGTGCAAGCAACTTCATTTCTTGAGCGCTGTAGTCACGCCCAATGAAGATCATACCTGGATCAGGAATGATATACTTACGTACTTGCGGCAGCAGATTCTCAGGTACCGGGTATGCAATTTTTGCAAGTTGCGAGCGCAGTTCCTCCCATTCAACCGGAATGTTCTGTAAGTTGGGGGAGCTGCTGATACGTCCCGTTCTAGCGCCAGTGTCTGAGTAATTGCGGATTTGGTTCCACTTCATGAACAACCGGCCATGCGCCTCATATTGCACACGCCATGGTTGCATGAAAGTTCTTAGGCATGTAGCAATTGAGCCGCGGACCAGAAGATGCCCCAACAACTCAGGATCAGCAACAGCACCGATAAGAGATTCCTTCGAAGTACTACGAAGACCAGTAGGAGTGGTTGCGAATCCCTTAGAAAGGCCGGCCGCTTCGATAGCATCGGCGAGTTGGGCGTTTGAGTCAACGTCGACCACTTTGCCCACTTTTTCACAAATTTTGTCATCAAGTTCATCTAGCGCATTCCAATAGTGATCCGTATCAACTGCAAGGCGCGGACCATCTAAGTTAATACCACGCTGCTCCATTTCTAGAATATATGGCATTAACCGCAATTCTCTCTCGTATGCTTCGATCATGACATTTCCTTCATATAATGTTCGTACAGTTTCAAGGTTCTTACAACATCACCTTTGGCGTACTCTCCAACCAAATCTCCTGGCGCTTTAGAAATCCAAGCACCCCAAGATTTGTCGTTTGCCCGGCATACACCGTGCCTAACAAGCCAGTCTCGGACTGCATCTTGTTCGTCGGGTGGCATTCCCAAAAGCTTTTCAGAAAGTGGTTTAAGAGACAGCTCACCGAAAGGGTCCGCAAGAAATGCAAGTAGCATTGTGTCATGCACTCTCTCCCAAGGAACTACTAGCCCCATACGTTCCTGAATAACAGAGCAGTCAAATGGGGCATTATGAAACACAAATTCGTTTTCTGGATTTTCTAGGTACTCGGCTAATTCCATCCTAGCTTGTGCATAGTCACAGTTGTTTGCTGTCGGATGCCCCCATGCATAATAGAATGGGGCGACTGTTGGGTCATACACAGCAAGACCCACAGGCTTTGGTGGGTAGTCCGGCCTATTCTGAATGCCTTCAGTTTCAAAATCTAGTGCAATTATCATCGATTTTCCCTATGGAAAAAGACCTCCGAGTTTTTGGGCTCGGAGGTAAACCCGCGGCTTTGGCAGACTGCGAAGTCAACCGCGGGGAGGAGGTTCAATCCTGATCGAACGTTGGATACGGCGTCATAGCCAATTGATATGCTTCTTCTTGCTTGTTCAATAGAAGACCAATATCAATGTCTGACGTATGTTCCTTCATAGTCAAATGTACTTTGAAGAACGACTTTTTGTCTTCAGTTACATTCATTGTAGTAACGAACTCCCCAGTCAACTTGCCTGACTGGTTGCAGCGACTCGTAAAGTTATTCACTGTAGAAAGACTCGTCACAGGAATCTTTGCTGTGTACATGGGCGCCGACTTCAATGGTACACCTGCTGGCACAACAATAAGCCGAGCACCTTCCCGGCATGCCTTGCCTTTACCAGGAATTGTACTACCTGGACGCGGCGGTGCGGAACCCCATTTATTCTTCGGGCATTCTGCACAGGTATCAGCTTGGGGCTCCATTGCCTCTGGGTGTGGCTCCTGGCTATCAAGCGCATAACATGTTGGAACTTGTGGCGTATCTGGATCATACGCGCCGTCGTACCACGCGCGTTCGCTTACTGCTGCTAGCACACGCACATCCGCGGTATTGTTGGGCACAGGCTGCCCATCAACCTTCATATTGGCATTCTTGAAGGTGATGAAAGCCATGCCGGTACGCATACCTGCAGCAGCTTCCCGTTGTCGCTCAAGTTGCTCTTCCAAACGCTTCTTGATGACGTCCGTACTTTCAATTTCGTTGCTCATCTTAGCCCCTGCTTGCTTTCGTCAATGAAAGGTCTTCGTCTTCGGCAGCATTGATGCCTGGAACTTCGACCCCGCTTTCATGGAGTTCACGCCATGCCGTGGTACTGATTCGCTTGTGCAACAAGTCAAATCGGTCATTTTGGGTGATGTACTTGTATACATTATCCCAATCTTCTACAATGGGAACCATGACGCTGCGTAAACTGGCAGTGGCCACTTCTCCCGTTGCTTTCTTCAGCCCTGTCTCACGGAGCATGTCCATAATAGAGAACTTCAAATTCTGTTCTTCTTCTTTTAAGTCTTTAATACTACGCTCAAGATCAAGTCGATCTTGTCGCTTTTGGTAGTACGCGTCAATGATTTGTCCGAGGTCCATTTTAATCCCCCAACGCTAAAAGCTTTGCCAAAGTAATGTCAATATGTTTTATTTTTTCATTTGATTCTTTTAGAATTCGCATCTTTTCTTCTTCAAGTGCTTTAACTGCAGTAGGAATCGTTTCCTCACGAGTAGGTTCTTCAAACTCAACTTCAATCTCTTTTACTTTGTACCAGCCCACTGTGTCCATACCATCAGTATCATTGATTGAGTATGATAACTGCTTTTCTCCAGGATTACTACACCAAATATATGCTTTAACTTTCACCACTTTCTCCAATGAAGTGCCGCGAAATTGCGGCACAAATTACATTTTAACATCAATTATTTCAAAAGTACACCATTGTTACACATAGAACGCCTTAAAGGTGGTAAAGCGGGGGACATTGAGTGCTCCGTAGTCAAAGGTTTTGAACGTGATAACATGACCAATCAATTTATCTTGATTCTCCCAGTAGTACACACGTTGCTCTGCGGTCATTTCTCCAGGACTAATTCTAAGCTGTTGTCCAGTAGACTGGTCTGTAGCAAGGATTGTGCCCACTCTTCCTGCACCAACCATGCCAGCTTGATGGCTAGATCGTTTGGTACGACCAAGCTCATCGACTGTGGGCGCATTACCGTTGTGTACTCCTTCTTCAAGGCCTGTGACAATTGCTTCCCCGTCTCTGAACCGCTTAAATTTCCAAAGAAGCTGATCATTGTGGGTAGCCCTACCAAACTTATAGTGACCATGGATTCCACGTATCATTACTCCTTCGTAACCCGTATCAACTGCATGTTGTTCGTACTCAATAAACTGTGTAATACTAGCAGTCTCTGTATGTGGAACCACTTTAAGTCTTGGATGATTCACGTCATGCAAAGACCAATGACGTGCTTTAAATGATCTATTAGGATTATCCCAACGATCAAATACATGATACGTAAAGTCAGGCTCGCCATCAACGGACATAATGCCTGATTGCGTACGTCCAAGTACATTGCCTTTATTAGGACTCCCCACTATTAGCTCCCCGTCAAGCCCAGCGGGGAGGTTAGACAGTTGGGACTGAACAAACTTATTTCTAAATGGCTTGAGATTCCGGCTAAGCGCCTGGCCATCTCGAATAATGCAACGTAGTCCATCGAGCTTCGGGCTAAGCAGTACCGGCCAAGTCAAAAGTAGTGGATCTTTAAGTGTTGCGCTAAGCATTGGTTTCATTTTTTCTCCTTGGCTGCCACGCCACACATTTGCGCAGCGTGGCAGCTTCTAAAGTCACGCGGCCAGTTTTTCGCGCAACGCGTAGCGCGTGCTGGCGCGCAATCTTGCGGCCTAGCACTTCATCGAAGTTCGCGGGGCTTGCAGCGGCACTCTCGCCCACAACTGTGTAGCCGTTGCGCAACGTCAGGCAGCACACCGTCAGTGTCGTGCCGGGGAATACGTGGTAGTCCTCGGCAACAATCGTGGCATCTATCTTCTCCGGCGTTAGCCGCGGCGCGTTCAAGCCCTTGTCCTGAATCTCTTGCTCAATCTCGGTTTCGGTGGTCATGTTGTTTCCTTACTTCGTGATGCCGCTCTTATATCGGGTGCGCGGCTAACCCGTCGAACTTATCAGCAGAGGTATTTGCGCCTCACGTGCTCGAGCTCTTCGTTGTTCATGGTAGTCATGCTTCACTCCAGGTTAGGCGTCACTTTGCATCCTAAATCATGTTAGGCATCAAGAATCGCATCGCGCACCTCACAGCGCACACGCCATTCGTCGTCGCTGTAGGGGATGCTCTCGGGC